ACACAAAGACGGCTCTGTGAGATGCATCAGATAACTGTTGTTAGTGGACCCACTGAAGTAAGTACTTGTTTCGGATCTTTGCATCCGTTTCAAAGCCTAAAGCCTGTCATGGCTAACGCACTAGGAGTATTAGAGGGGAAGATGTTCTGTTCTATTGGGGGCAGATCATTAGAAGAGGATGATGAAGGGGTCCTTGCTGTTGTGCAGGGCCTCCAAGACAGTCAGCAAGAGGAGGAGATAAGCTGTCATGGCACTCCCAAAGGAAAGCTAGTGAAGTATAAAAGACATCCTAGGAAAGCTTCAGGTAAAAAAGGAGCAGTGGACTGTGTGTCAGGAAAAGAACTGAAACCTCAAAAAAAGAGGGGAGATTTAGCACACATTTCGGAACACTTCCAAGCTGATGAAGTGAGGAGCTCTAGTGTGAATATTTCAACTACACTGAAAACTATATTGGTGGCTGCACTCTTAACTTCTGCTTTGGTTAATGGAGACCCGCACATTGATAATAGGCCAGGAAAAGGTGATTATGCGAGGGATGCTTCTAGATCAGGAAATAACTGCTCTCCCCTTAAGTATGGTGCAGCTTGCAAGGCATGGACTTATCAGAAGGATGTGTCCACGTATCCTTTCTTCAACACCTTCCCTTACAAGTATTCCTTGATAGAAGCCCTCTCAGAAGGGTTCATTCAGATGGATGAACAAAATACATGCAAGTTGACAACAACAAGCCCAGTGACTAGTGAGAGCTGCCTAAAGTCATTGCGGGGAATAAAGCACACATGCCCACCAGGATTTAGATCAGCCCTATTTGCACATTCAACTGGGAAAGTTAGAGGGATCATCTGTGACAATCAGTATCAAGTGACTCCAGACTGCAAGTTCTGTCAGTCAACAGAGAACAATGCAGAGGTTAAAAATGAAATTGTGATTCAAGACATTGTATGTCAACAAAATGGAACTGAATACAATGGACCTATCATCAAAATCCCTGGTTACTGTGGCATTGAAGATGTCAAGTACAGAGATTGCTCTGACAAAGATGTAAGCTTTGAGAAAGTGGCTTTTGCCCTAATGAAGAACAAGAAATTGTATTTACCATCCATGGTGCTAAAGTATGTAGATACAGTTTCAGCTGATCACTTTAGATGTTTTAGACACAAGAAAGCTCATGGAGTAACAGGCAGCAACACAGATGCGACTGATTATGTCAGAGTTAAACCGAGGGAGTGCAAGCAGTTAGACTCTAGTAAGACAACCAAATGTACAGGAGATGAAGTCTTTTGCAGTTATTATAATTGTGATAAAGAACGTTCTGATGCTTTCTGCTTTCATGCAAATGGCTCTGGAATAATTCAAGTCCAGTATGGGGGAAGCTGGCTGCAGCCCTCATGTGTAGGGTTTGAAACTGTCATGGTAACTAAGCCCAGATTGTCGCTTCCATTATCTGCAAATTTGAACTGCCCTTCTTGTGTTGCGAAGTGTCATCAGAATTCCTTGGAAATAAACTCCAATGGATTTCTGATCACATCAGCTATTGCTTGTTCTCATGGAGAGTGCAAGACAAAAACTCAAAAACCAAGACACAGCATTATAATGCAGAAGCCATCCTCTTTGAAGATATCTGGAGGAGAAGTAGGAGTACATTTGTCTACAGAAGGAGAAGAGCCCTCATATAAGCTGAGCATTCACTGTGACCCAATCAATCAATGTGATGCATATTCCTGCACTTTCTGCTGGGAGAATGTTCTCAACTTCCACTGCCATACCCTAATATCTAGTTTTGTGTTGGCTTTGATGATAGGCTCAGTGGCCTCCTGTGCCTTGGCTATAATGGTCAAAATATCAAAGGGCACCAAAAGTGTAATTCTAAAGAGCAGAAATCCTGTACTGTGGGTCATTAAGCTGGTTAAATGGCTCTGGCTCCAGATCTGGAAAGCCTTAAACAAAGGAATGACGACCCTATCAAGGAAAATAAATGATCAAACAGATTTAGAAGTTGGCTCCAATCAAAGTTTCAAGAATGGCATACCACTGAGAGAAGTGGTCGTTCAGAAAAGAACTGGAGGAACACGAATTAAGCCAGTGAACTACTATCTCTACGGATCAACAATTGTCCTAGGCTTGATTACAGGTTCATTTAGCTGCACAGAAAATCTGATTGCTTCCTCTAAAATAAGTTCTTGCTTTATTGAGTCAGGGCGACATGTGTGTAAACTGTCTGGGGTGGTTAATTTGAGAGTAGGAACAATAGGGTCTGAGTCATGCTTAATTGTGAAAGGACCCCTAGATGGTCAAACACAAGCACTCAAGATTAGGACTAAATCTAGTGAACTAGTCTGTCAAGAGGGGCAATCTTTCTGGACTAATCATTTTACACCAAAGTGTTACTCTTCAAGAAGATGTCATCTGGTTGGAGAATGCCAAGCCTCAAACTGCTTAGAGTGGAATGCTTCCACTGTGTCTCAAGAGTTTAGATCACAGTATGAGCCTGGCATGATTGTTGAAAATGTCTGCTTTGAACAATGCGGAGGCATTGGTTGCTCTTGTTTCAATGTGAACCCCTCCTGCCTATTTGGGATGACTATTCTCAAACCCACTTATGACAAGGCTATAAAAGTTTTTCAGTGTGCCTCCTGGACTCACAGAATTACTTTGGAGTTTGAAGGACCTGGAATCACGGCAAAACAAGTGTCTCTAACTTCTATGTCAACACAAGTAGCTGAATGGGGAAGCATAACTCTATCTGTTGATGCTGATTCCACTATAGATAACCCAAACATTAGCTTCTTGAAAACAAGAGAAGGGGAGTATGCTCTTATAGAAGAGTCAATAACCACTTCACCACAAAAAGGAAGACTGGGAGAAATTCGCTGCCAGACAGAACAACAAGCCGCAATTGGTTCTCCCTCTTGCCTACAGGCAGATAAGCTAGTTGATTATAGACCTCAATATGATACACTGGAGTGTATATCTAAGCTAATTGATCCCAGAGCAATACTAAAGCGAAATGGGCTTCCACAGTCTAGAGGGAAGTATCTCTATACCCCATCCTTAGGCTCAGATACAGTTCAAGCTGTATCTAGAAACACCATTGAAGCAACTATGACCTTAACCCTAGACAACTATGAGGTGTCTTTCTTGTCTGAAAAAACAGAATGCCTAGCATCCTTTGTTAACATATCAGGCTGCTACTCCTGTCATAGCGGAGCTAGTATTTGCTTTAAAGTAACCAGCAAGACTCCTGCATCCATCTACATCAGAGATGAGAAAGAAACTAAGATTATAAGCAAGAGTATCACAGCAGGAGAGAAAGTTATTTGCTCAGTGTTGCACTATTCTAAGCCCATTGTTGATGAAATTTTTGAATACACCTGTGGTTCAGAATGGAAGAAGATTCAAGTCCATGGAAGTTTGATCTTACTGTCATTGATAGATGATCATAAAGAAGGTGGTTCTACCATTGTTGTTGGTCCCTCTTCCTCTAGTTTCTCAGTTGGAGACTGGACCACAGGTCTTTTGTCCTGGTTTGGTGGGCCTATCAAAACTCTAACCCTCTTAATAATTTATGTTGTTGCAACAATTATTGTAATAGCCTTGGTTGTGGCGTTAATCAAGCTTGCATTGAAGACTATGATTTTAAAGAAAAATGTTTAATGTGCCACAACCTAGACAAAATCTACTCAATCAATCCGCTAAGTCTCAACATGTGATGAAATAAATCCACTCAATCAGACAACTGGACTAATCAAGTGATTAGAAAGATTAGAAAATAGGAGAATAAAATATAAAATAATAATAAAATAAACAAAAATGATCACTAAATAAAATTCTTGTAATGCAAATTGATGAATTCAAACCTAAATTATAAATATTCAAAAACCCAATAAAATAAAGCATAAAATTATTATAATCCATTTTAACTAAATCTGGTAGCTCTGGCTACCAGGCAGCTGCAACCTTATTGTAGAAGACTCTCATGTCTAGCCTTAGACATTACCAAACCATTTCTATCTCCTCTTGATATATAAAGAAGCTTATGGTTTTCATGATTGTTATTAAGGGTTTGAAATCAGAGCCGGTCTTTGTGT